CCACCAAATCCCTGAGATAAAATTTGCCCCTTTCTTCCCAAAACCTTAGTCATTAAAACATTGTCATACTCCAGATCAGAATGGAGTATATTTGAAACTTGACCGCCCAAATCATTAGTTTCGATCAATACATAGGCATTATTATAGGCTTTTGCGGCATTTAAAATAACTGTTGGGAAATTGAATGGGCTTATGGTGTTATTTCTGTAAGAACCTACAACCTTATATGGCGCTTCAGTTCCATCTATTACGGTAAATGCGGAGTAATCTACTCCCTGGCCTCTAGAAACGTCCGCTTGAAGAAAGTAAGTTCTTTCTTTCTGGGGCGTTTCAAATACTCTGTATCCCTCTGCATTTTCGCTGATCGGCTCTTCTGGTGCAAGAACATTTAGTTTACTTGAAGAAATTAAAGTATTAGATGAACCTAAGAAACTGCAACCGTATTCCTGTTCAAACTGATCTGCACTTGTGTTGGCTATTTGTTCTGCAGCCCAAGTTTCATCACGAAGTTTTGGACTTCCCGGACTAATTGGCGTATCACGCCAAGTTACCTCTACAGGGACAAACTTATTTTTTAATTTGTGACCTTCCGGTCTTTTGGCATCTACCCAAAGTTTATGAAAGTGATTCATTCCATTTGGAGTTGATACAATAATCAGTTTTGTAGTGGTACCAGCCGAAATGGTTGGATACGTAGAAGTATAGAATTCTTCTGCCACGTGGCTTGGCAAGAAGGCGTATTCGTCCAATAGCAAAAGGTTATAAGAACCACCACGGATGGCTGAAGAGCTAGTCGCATCACACATTACTCTAGAACCGTTTTCTAATTTAAAGCTTGTCTTGTTCCACTCAACAACCCCCTGCTGAAGAAAATGAGGTAAGTTTTCATATGCCAGCTGAAGCTTTGAGAATAACTCTTCTTTGGCCGTTTTTAATCTGTTTGCGAGAATGGCTACGTTTACACTTTGATTAAACGTAATATAATGACAAATGTAACTTGTCACGCAAGTTGATTTACCGCACTGGCGTGGCCATTTGGAGATCGTAAAGCGATTATCGTGAATTGCATTTACGAAGTTTTTTTGATATTGGTATAGATTAAAGGGAACGATACCCTTGTCGAGAGTTTTTACTTTTATGTACTTTTCACAGAAATAAACCGGATCGTTTGCACACTTGACGTATTCCTTTAATTGTTCTTCTGTATATTGAAGTTCAACTCCGGGTAATTTTAATTTTGGGTTATTTCTATAACCCTCTTTATTGTTTATTGCCATTATCTAAAATCTCCACATCGACTATGTCTTTTTCAGTGCTGCGATCTTTGTTTAGTAAATTTTGAAGATCTTTGGTGGAGCCAATGAAAACAGAATTGTTTGTTTGTTTTACTTCGGTCTTTCCCGTGGACGTAGTGTCCTTTGCAGTCTTGTGAACACTCAAAACATTATTATTCAGGTCTGCCATTGTTTTTAACAGTATTGCCACAACTTCAAATGCTCTAGGGCTATCAGATTCAGTAGCAACCTTTAAAGCACTTTCCAGGGCTAGGTTCCCATTACCAATCAAATCTTTAAGATTTGATTGTACCATTTCATAATCTTTTTGAAAATTTGCCTGGTTGAATGTACCGCCAGCAAGATCTTTTTTAGTTATATCTTTTGGTGTCTCAGACACATTAAAAAAATTAGACAAGTTTTTATTAATATTCATTTTTAATCAAATTCTATATCTATATTTCCCGTCTCACTAATAACTGTATAATTTTGAATTTGCCCAAATATGTAACCTTTTGCCAAAAAGTTAAAGCTAGAAATATTTATTCTTCTGTTTCCAAAGTCACCGTCATAACGTTCTGTTATGTTATTGCTAACCATTGTTATAGGAACAGTGGTGTTTGCCTGAGCGCTGTTCATGTTAAGGCTTATGATGTGATCTGGGTTAAACTGAGCTATTATTTGCTCTGCTATTTGCAAGGTATCATCTATGTGTCTGGTGTATATAAACAATGAAAAACTTATATTTACAGGGACTTCTTGCAAAATAAAATTACCATTAGATCCCACACATTGACCGCCACCAGCTGTCATGGTTTTTGTTATATTGGCCTTGCTTCTTCTTCTGTTTGGATCTGGAGTAACAGAAGTCATCATATAACTCAACTTTGGAAGTTGAGTTTCTATTCTTGTTCCATCATTTATGGATGATGTTTCCAATAACCTGCGTATAAATTTTTCCTGGGGTGCATATGTTATGGGTACACGAATTGTAAGAGGATTATTTACATCGTCTGGATTGGCATGCTTGACAGTCATTTGGGTAAACAAAGATCCAAACCCTACCACGATTTTTCTTAAATTTTCATTGTAACTATATTCAAACATGGTATTCCTTGTTAGGTGCAGGGCTCGTTGCGATCTACATTAAAGAGATCGGCCTCATCATCAATGACTTCATTTATTCCAGCGGTAGTGCCCAAAATATTGTTCAGAGGTATGATTGTGGAACCCGATAGACCGCGTGTGGTTGTCTGAACCTGATCGATTGCATTGACCTTGGTATTGATTTTTTCATAACTGTATGTGAAGAGTTCAGCGGTTATGAAATATGAATAAAGCTTACCCAGTGGATACAAAGGATTTTCGTGTTCTACGAAATTTATTTCAAATAGTGATTTTGAAAGAGGGAAGTAGATAAGGTCACCTTCTCTTGGTCTTGTTATGGAAGAATCGTAAGTTGTAACTTCTTCAAAAAAACGCCTTCTGGCAAAAACCAAATTAACCTTATCCTTTATCTCAATTCCAAATTGAGTGATAACGTCGGTACCGTCAAAGCCTCTAAAAGATTGAAGATACATCTCTAAAGGATATGCTTTTACAAATGATGTTCCTGGATCCTCTCCGAAGAGTTGATCTATATCAAAATATTTTCTGGGAACATAAGTGCAATCCTGGCCGGTAGTTTTTATTATTTCAATGGTTATATCTTCTACCAGATTCTGTTCGCCAATATTATTGTAAAAGTATGGGTTTATTGGCATATTAACCTATCAGCGGATCGACCGGCAATTCTTGTGTTCTTGTGAGGAACAATTCTACTTCTCCGAGCTCTCTATTTGCTTCGCTCAAAATCGCTGGAGCATTCAAAGAAGCACCGCCGGGAAGTGGTACGTTTGAGAATTTTATTAAGTTCTGAGCCCATTGTTTTTTTAGCAATGCTGTATAATACTTTTTGAAAACCCTGTCATTCCATACTTTTGGATATTTTTCTGTATCTATTTGTACATATGTTTCAACAAACAAAAGATTGCCTGTTATTAATTTAGTATAATCTGTATCCAAAAATAGCCTATCCGTTGTTCTTGTATATGTGTAAGACATTGGGTAGTTGAAAACATCCTCTACCAACTTAACATAACTCATAGATTCCATATATGCGGCAATGGGTCCGCTCGGTGTACCAGATTGATTGTAATACAAACCGAAGAAATCGAATAACGTTAATTGGTATCTAAGATCAAACATATAATCACCAGTAACTGCATTGGCTGGTGCATATACTTTAGTGACGGTTCTTATATTCGATGCGGCTGGCCAGTATCCAGTTGAGCCATCGGCTTCAGTTACTAGCTGTGCACCCAAAGCATTTCCAAATGTGCTGGTATCAAAATACTGCCTATTTTTATCTTGCTGTTGTATGGGGTATAAAAACAGAGCTCTTTGATTGAAATCAAAGTGTCTTTCATACATGTACTCCAAAGCTTCGTCAAGACGATCCTGTGCCTGTTGCGGATCTATATTGATCTGTATTACAGGTGATCCCAAAGATCTAAAGCAGTAATCTATGAATTCTTGGCGGTTATTTGGCATCTTAAAATTATTTATGAATTTTTAATAATTTTGTTTAACTGTCCTATTAATTTTTCTTTTTCTTCTGATCTACCTACCGTAACTTGTATTAGATCGAGTTTTTCTGGATCAAAATTTTCAATCTGTTCTTTTCTAGCACTATCTTTTTTGGAATTCGGGTCGTAATTTGAAAATCCAGGCATGTCGTTAGGACAATTTAATTTTGGATAGTCTAATTTAGAATATTCACCTTCACTTTGAACGAGCCAAGTGTTTTTATTATCACCACACCCACACCCACCACAATAATGGTAATTGGACTTTTTGCTTCTTTTTAAATGTCCACATGGAGGTATTCCATCGTGGCCAAAACAAGACAAATACCTTAGTTTTTTGGTTGGCAGATCAATTTTATTATCCGAAAGCCCTCTGGAGGCAATCGCCATAGCCAAAAGCATCATTTTTTTAATCATATTAAACACTCACGTAAATAACAATCATTCCAGCTGGAATCACATGTTCTGCTAGAAAGCTTTTATGATCTTCAGAAACATTTCCTTCTATTGTTATGATTCCGGGTGAAGAGCAGTAAACTTTAGTACTAAACGAAGGCAGTCCAAGCAAAGTGGTCAAAACTCTTTTTATTGCTTTGGGAGTTCCTTTGATGTCAAAATATGAACCCTGAACTTGCAAACTGAAAGCCCTAATGTTTGGAAGAACACCGATCAATTCATCACTTGCAAAATCGGCACCAGGAAAATAACATTCAGCAACGGCCTCAAGAAATTTTGTATTTATTTCGAATGGTGATCTTATGTTTTCCCAATTTAACTGTGCCCCGTAACCATATTCAATGCTGAAGAGCCATCGCAGGTAATTTTTTATTATGGGGACGATTAATACATTAGTGGGATCGTTTTCGTATTCTCTTAAAATCCATGCAGGGAAAAGAGATTGTACCGTAAGTTTATCTCCAAACCATTTTTGACCCTGCAGATTGAAAAACTCCGAGCCATAGGCTTCTTGAACTTTTTCTACAAACTTATTGATTTTTCCCTGTAATGTTACGGGGATATGGTTGAATAGTAAAATCATAAAGAATAAGTTATTGAGATTCCTGCGGGACCAGCTTCAGTCAATGAAGCTAAAAGTTGAGTTTCCTGCGCTGGAGTAAGCCCCTCATCTACGTAAACTTTTATGCTTCCCGGGTTTGTTCCATTTTGAACTGTTATAGTCGTTATATCATCCGTATAACCCAAAGAAATAATGTATTGTTTTACGTCATTGGGAGTAACCCAACGCCTTCTTGCATTTCCATTGAAAAGAACTGTGCTTCTGGCTTTTTCTACGCTTATGGTGTCGTAGCCGCCACTGGGTGTTGGCAGCGTTATAAATGTAATTGAGGATAAAGGGTCGACCGTGGCATTATTCCCAATCGATCCATTGGTTTGCACGGCAGACACCTCTACTCGGTATCCTAAATCTATTTCATTCGTATTTACAAAATTATTTGTCACGATGTAACCATCTGCACCATTTATTACGGTGTAGTAGTTTCCCGATATTCCTGTAGAAGGAAGAGTCGCCTCTTCACCGCGATCCACTCTTGTCCAGGTTTTAGTGGTTCCGTTTCCAATATCCGTAACTTCAAAAAGTATTGTTCTTGGATCTATATTAAGGGGGAGCTTAATATATTGATTATCAAAATTATAATCTGTAAATGTTATCTGTTTTGTACCCGAGTAAAGAGTATAACTTGCAGTTCCAACTGGTATTTCCGTAGCGTTGAAAAATAAAATCTTTGTTCCGTCTGCTGCCGTGGCGGTAAATGGAGTAAATGCTTCTACCGTGCTTGTTGCAGAAATTACAGCTGTTGTGCTTGCAGATTGTGTGAATGGAAGCAAAATGCTCTCATTTGATGCCATTCCGGAGAAAGATTCCAAATTCTGTGCAGAAATTTTAAATGACTCATTATATCCAAAATAAGCATAAGCACCGTTATATGCTGTAGCCGTTGACAAAATGTTTATCAACATATTTGCAGCACTTGCTGGATTTCTGAAATCTACATTTGTGAGATTTGGTTGCTTTTCTAAAAACGATGTCAATGAAGAAACAATATCAGTAAAATCCAAAGACGCGACATTAAGATTTTTTGTGTTATATGCCATTAAATTTTTACCTCTACCGAGCAGTAAATATTATTTTGAAAGACGATTCCATCATAATAACTGAATTTTATTTGAAAAAACAAATTGGTTTCGGTGTAAGAATCCAATTGCACGGTAACGTTTGATATTCCTGGAATGGATGCCTCTATGTAATTAGCCAAAGTTATTTCAAGAGTCTGCTTGTTACCTACGGGATCGAACAAAAAGACATAATAATTTGATCCAAAATTTTTATCAGATGTCAACTCTCCCTTGTTGGTATTTAAAAGGTGTGATATCTTTTGAACAATTGCATTGTATCCCGTGACCATTGCAATATCCGTCTTTTGACCAGTGGTTGGTATTTTTTGAAATAATATGGAAAAATCGCGCAGTTGCATTGAAAATATTTATACATTGCACTAAACGTAATTTTGGTCCTTTATATAAATATTTTTATGGACCTTCCAAAGAAACAAGCTCCCAAAAGCGTAAGGGATCAGTTTCCAATTGAAGACTCGTCTACATCAAAAGCCGATGCTCTTTTGCGTACCCGGGATCTAACAGAAAAAAACATACTAATAGATTCTATTGATGAATATTTCCAAAAGGAAACTGTCTCAAAAAGAGACATAGCAGAAGCTCTGGGCGATCAATATTGGGGGTCTGAGTATCAAAAACAGCAGTATGAAAACTACAAAACTGCCGATCCTCTTTTTCAAGAGTTTATTTTAAAAAACTTCGGTTCTTACGATAATTTTGAAAAATTAAATGGATTCGGAGACAGCAAAAATATCTATGATCCTTATACAGATTTTAAATTAGATGTAACGATAATAACCAAAAATAAATTTTATAAAACAGATCATATTTCCCCATTTGAAGTTATAGCAGAATCATTAAATGGGCTTTGCACCGTAGATTATCTAAAAGTAAACGGAAGTGCTTCAAAAATTACTGGAACACTGTACAAAAAATATATAAATCCGGCCCAGATTGCAGAAAGAGCCAATTTTTTTAGACCTTTGGCTGGAAACAGGATTGTTTTATGGGATGTTATAAAACAAGACTGGTCCTCGTTTTACATGGCCAAAGCAATAAGATTCGTCAGAGATGACACAACTGGACTTGAATAAATATATTTGATGGCAGAAAATGATCCCAAACGTCTTGATCATCTTCATGCAATACTCTTCAGAGAAGCGAAGATTATACTTTCGAAATATGAAGACTATCTTCGGGACAAGATTACGGCTAAAGAACTAGCTCAAAAA